CGGCCAGTGGTTAAGGAATGTTGGTTTACCAGTTACTGAGTCTACATACTCTACACCACCTAGTACACCCAAAGGAGATATCGCAGAATCCGATATTATAATAGTTCCTGTAGCAATAGGAACTACTATTCCGCCGTTGAATATAGCTGTAGTGTAATCGTTTGCAATCTCATACTGCGTGGTGGCATTGTTATTAACGTTGCCCCCGACTTTACCGATAGGTCTAAGACCGTATCCGGCAGTTAGATTATTAGCCATTTATTTTACTCCAAAAATGGGGCCATCCTATTTTTTAGGACCGCCAAAGGTTACACGAGATTGACGATCCGCTTTAGAAATCGTCATGGTTGAATGTGCGTTTTCCCTCATCATGTCTTGATCAACGGCTTGCATTTGGTCCTGCTTTCTTCCATTAAAGTAAGCAGTTCTTTCTGCAATCGTTTCTTCAGGCATACGAGCTAAAACTAACCCACCTACTCCGAAAACACCTTCATATTTACCCGAATCAACTACTGGGGCTTCAAAATCTGGATATTCATCTGATCGAACTAATTCCCAACCTTCTCTCATTTTTGCAGAAACATTCTTAGTGTCATTAAAGCCACGCGTTTCTGCTCGTATCCAACGATGTTTGTAGCCATCTGGTGCGGGTGGTGCATCCAGCATGGATGGTGGAGCCCACGGCTTACGCTGTGCCGCCTTCTCTCTTGTTTGTGTTGCGCGAGGAGTTCTTTTAATAGAACCTTCAAACAGTTCGTCTTGTTTTTCCATTATTTTAATCCTTAACGTATTTTGCGTATTGTTCTAAACTAACTCCAAGTTTTTTCGCCATAGCGACTTGCCTTTGAGTTAACCTAACCTTATTCCCACTACTGCGCCCAGTGCCTGCGGACCTATTTACAGAAGCAACCGTCTGGGCGGGCCGCCTACTCTGAGTTCCGTCTTTAAACTTATGAGGAAATTCACTCTTCATACGTCTATCTAATGCATCATAGTACTCATCGCTCTTCGGGTCAATACCTTCCGACTCAACAATTTCTTTATGAATGCCAAATGCTGCGTAGGTCATAGCGCTATCTTCGCCAAACCAATCGTTGTTTTGAGCCCATCTTTCCGCTTTAGGATCAGGCCTAGCCGTAGCTTGAGCTTGTCTCTGTTGTTGCGGTTGTTGTACGGGCTGTTGTCTTCTTCGATCGTTAGCGGATTTAGCTTGAGCCGCTCTATCCGCTTCCACGGCGAGCTGTGTCATTCTTCTTTGAGCCGTAACAGCCGCTTCGGTGTCACCTATTTCCATAGCGCTTCTTAAATTGGATTCCGTTTGGGACAATTCTGATTCTACGCGACCGCTATATTGATCAACGTAACTTGTATCCATTTGATTAAGTCTTTGAGCTAAATCTTGGTTTTCTTGAGCTTTTATCTGTGCAAACCTAGTAGCTTCCTCAGCATTCTTTTCAGCTTCGCGCATTTTCTTGGTAAGACGATTAATTCTTTTTTGAGTTTGATTCTCACTTCTTTTAAACTCATCATCATTCTCTGAACCTTCAATCTCCACTGCATTAACAGCATTCTGCTTCGGTTCTTCCAGAGTGACCTCAACTTCTGTGCCATCGTCTTCACCTATGTCTAAGTCTAGTTCCGCTTGTGCTTCATTTCCACTCATAGTTACCTCTTAATAATGTAAAACGTCTTCAGGGTCCATAATTTTTGCTAATATCTCATCGTCATTTAAAATTCTGACTTCTCCGCCATCTATTTTAAAACGAGAACCAGCGTATCGGGCAAACATTACCCAATCTTTCTCTGCACACCAAGCGCCTGCAGGAAACTTTTCGGAATCTTTGTAAGCTAACGGTCCAACCTTTAATACATATCCCACTTGAGTGGATATTTGGCTTTCGTCAACAAGCTTATCGGGTAATAAAATACCGCCTTCAGTCTTACCTCTTCCGCGATAAGGTAAAATAAGTATTCTCCAACCCGTAGGCTGAGGCATTCTATCAATAAGTTCTTTGTCAATAAGACTTGGGTCTAGCACCCTGTCTTTAGGGTCTACATACTTTTTTTCTAGTTCAGTATCAACTTCTTGCATTTAAACTTCCTCTTGTTCCTGTTTTTCCAAAAGGTTTTTTATTTCTGCTTCAATAAATCCTAAGCCCTTCAGTTCACCCATAAGCTCCCTGTAATGCTCCATGTCTTTTACGTTGTTAAACTGTAACGTCTCTAAAAGAAGTTCTCTCCTGTCTTTTATAAGCCTGAATACCGCTTGTGCAAGATAAATCTCATTCATTTATATAAAAACCTCATATTATCTGAGTCTATCTTATATAATCGCATTATTTAGTCAAGCTGTGTTTACTTTTTATTCCAAGAACGTGCTTGCGATAAAAGAAATTTCCGATTTTGTTAAAAAACTTAAACAGTTCTAGATTTATTTTCATCATTTCTTTTTCTTTACCAATTTAGTTAAGGTTTTAGCTTGTCCAGCGTGAAGCTTAGAAGCTTTATTAAGACCCGTAATCACTTTCTTTACGGTTTTTACGTTTTTCTTTTTCATCATTTTGTTAATCCTTTATACTTTTCAAAACTGCGAAGTCCGCCCAATCCGAGCATTCCCATTAAAACCGTCATAAGTGAGCCCATATCAAAGGTAGGCAATTCAGGTATAATCACGTTTAAATAAGCACACACAAACAAAGTAACGGGTGCTAGGACAAAATGCCAACAAAGAGCAATTCCACACGTCCAACCAATAAAGGGCCTCCATCCGCTTACAAAGATGGATTTGTGCTGTGCTTCGGCCTTGTTTATTTCTATTTGACCTTTGGCTAGTTCTTGTGCATGGCTTTCTGCCATAGTTGCCACTTCATGTGCCAACTTATTCTTCATGTCCTTATCTTCTATGAATTTCCCAAGAAGATTAGAAACGGGTCCAATTAATGCTGTTAGCACATTATCCTCCTATGTTTTTTTAATCTTATTTTGAGCTGTTTTACTTAGTTCTTTTAAATGAAACAATTTTATACTCTTATCTGTGTGAGATGTACCAGTGTGTAAAGTGCCATCTTTCATTTTGTGTCGTTTACCTTTATAGAGTGTTCCATCTCTTTTATAATGTGGTACGCCTTTCATTAGTATATCCTCACTTCCTTTGGGTCTATTTTTGGTATTAATTTACACATACATTGGTATGTCGTTTCTTCATCTTTTTTTATTATTGTTTGGTTATGTAGTCTGTCCTTATAAGACAAACAATTATTAATATCTTTGAAGTATATTCCACCTTCCATTTTTACTCCTAAATAACAGACGAGCATAAATGCTGTCACTTTTTACTCATCCAAGCCGTAGTTCCCATATACGCTCCTACAATACCTGCTCCAGATAAATAGAAAAGGTTTGATATATCAGATAAGGCTTTAACTCTTTCAACGTCAATAAGAAACATTGCTAATGTAAAAGCACCCATAGCTATTAATGTTGCTCTTGCCATTCTTAATTGAGCTAATTGCTTTCTCAATAAAGTTTCCGTTTCCTTCATTGCTTTAGCCGTCTCTAGCTCCTCATCTGTGACAATCCCATCACCGTCAAGGTCGAAATCATTATATTTGCTATTGTTTTGCAGTGTTTTTTTCATAGGCTTCTTTTATCTCCTCTATTGTCCTAAAGCATCCAACGCAAACTTTTTCTTCGTTTAACTTACAAACACCAACACATTTACTCATTTTGCAATACTTCTTAAACTTTCCATTACAGAATCAATGGAAGGCTCTTTAGAGTTTGGGTCTAAAACACATTGGTATTTACGAGGGCAACCATTTGCTAAATCTGTAAAATCTAATGTAAATGTTTTTTGTGCGCCTTGATATATACAAGCCATTTTATCTTTATACACTTTACGTTTTTTTAATCGGCAAGTGGTCATAGTAGGAAGAACAATTATGCCTTTTTGTATCTTTTGTTGCCTCGTGTAATCTTTTGCTTCAGCTCGTTTAATCCAAATGGAAGCGATTAGGGTAAAGAAACCTACTATAACTGCAAATAAGAAAATCCAACCAATTATTTCTGCGATTTGTTGTCTTAACTGTTGTTGCTTATATATAGTTCGTTGTCGCTCTTTCCTAATTTCGCCTTCCATTGCCAGAAGTTCATCATAAGCGTGAGGTCCTATCGTTAAATTTAAAAACATCTTTAACTCATAGCGTTGTTCTTCTAATTTTTTCTTAGCCGAATAAGCCTGTAGTGCAGTCGATTCTATGCTACCAGCTCCAAAAACTTTGCCAAAGATGCCTGGATTCTTGGCTTGCTTATCAGCGTTGTCTATATCGGAAGATGCACCCATCCACCTAGTTAAGTCACCAGACATTTGTTCTAAATCTCGGCCAGCCTGAAATCCAGATTTGATTGCGCTAAAGGCTTTACTAGCTACAGAGACTGCAAGTGTTATGGTAACTGGATCTATAATATTTCTCCATTAAAAGACACCTTGAAATCTCTGTGGTCTAGCTATTGGCGAGAACTTTTTTATCATTCTTGCTTTTTTTTTTGGCTTTACCTGTATTCTTTGGTTTACTTTTTTCGCTAACTTGTTTCTCTTTAGGTTCGACATTTTCTATAATCTCTAAAATTTCTAAAGGGTTTTGTTGTATTATTGCTTCAAGAACAACTTCTGGTGGAGTTATTTTTTGTTCTCTTGCCTTTTCTTCTGCAAGTCTTGTTTGTCTTTTCTTTTCTTTTTCGACTGCCATAAATTTAGCATTAACTGAACTAACCATTAGTTTTTCCTTCCCATAGCGTTCATAGCCGCTATATCTCGTTGAGTTTCTATTCTATCTTGAGCAATTTGATCTTGCAACTCAAGACGTTGTTTATCAATCATTGTATCATTCATTTCTTTTTGATTATCCATCTCTTGCTTTTTTTGAAATTGCTGGTCTTTTTGTTGTATTTCTTGACCACGTAATGCCAATTCTTGTTTTCTTAAACTTACAAGAGGGTCTTCTTGTGGAGGAGGTGTTAATGATTGAGCGTATTGTTCGCTTACTTCCGAAGCAATTTCTGCTGCACGAGAAGCAATTTGATCTTGTATCTGCTTTTGCATATTAGGATCTTGTTGCATCATCATTTGTTGTTCTTGTGGTATAGATGCCATAACTTCTTGCTGTGCTGTCATTTCTGACATCATAGCCATATGTTCTGATATATGACCTTGTAGTGTCATAAGTATAGAAGCGTTAGATTGTGCAACTGGTGTTGATAACATTGCTAAATGAGCTGTTATATGTGCCTGATGATTTTGTTCAGGGAAAGCGGTCAAAACAGCCATACGCAACGCTTCTTGATTTTCTTTTGCAGGGTTCATGGGCATTGGTTGAGGGGGAGGCTGCAACACGGCATCTATATTAGAAACACCTAACGCTTCGTACATTTTACGATACGCTTGGTACATGCCGTTTTGCCCATGAATTTCTGGATTACTTTGAGCTAACTGCAATTGAGTTTGTGCTAAAGCAATACGTTGTGACATAGAAAATATGTTTGGGTCAGAAACTGGCAGTATATCAATTCTGTCGTCAAAATCAGTTTGTTTAATTTCTGGTGGTGCGCCTGGTACTTGATACGGATACATAGGAACGCCCATAGCAAATACACGAGCTAGTAATTTAAATTCAATCTTCTGTGAATAATGCAGACGTTTATGAATAGCTGACATGACTTTTGTGCCACGCTCCATAATAGCCATAGTTGTTCCCACAGGTGCATTACCATTCATCTCGCCAACTTTCATGTCAGCCATAGAAGCAAAACGTCTTCCTGAATCAATCAACGTATTCATAAGTGAATAAAGAGTTTGTGAAGGCTCTTTAAATGGTAAAGGCATAATTGCTTGACGCAAATCCATTCCAACCATATCAACATCTCTAAATTCGCCAGGACTTAATGGTGTCTCGTCATCCCTTATTCTAGCTCCTCTAGCCTTAAAGCCAGCAGGTAGGTTAGATAGTGTTCCAGCATCTATTAATTGTCTTAGAATCGAAGTGGAAGCCCTAGAAAGACCTCCTATAGTATGAGTGAGACCAAAACCATAAAACCCAAGACCAGGTAGGAACTTATAATGCACAAAATAAGGCACTTTCCTACGCAGCGGATCGCTCTCATTGAAATTCCGTTTGATTGATAAGACATCCCCACTGTCCTCCATAATTGTAACAATATATGGCATTTTTAATCCAGTAGGTTCTCCATCAGCTCCAACGTCTTCAAAGCCCTCAATGTCTAAATTGGTATGAACCTCATAAATCATCATTTCTTCATTTTCTGAAGAACCGTTAGTAATACCTTCTATATCGTTAATTGTATCTTTTACATCGCTCATAGTGTCTGAATCTGAACCAGATTCAGGAAGATCTATATCTTTGTAAAATCCTGATAATTGTAATTTTCTAATTTCATTTTTATCCATACGGATACAATGAGTTATTCTTGTAGCCGTTGCCAAGTCAGTTGCATTGTAAGGAACAATTAAGTCTTCTGAGTGAACAAACTTACTTACAGCTCTTTGCATATTTGGATCGAAGTAAACTTTCTTAAACGCTGAACCTACGATTGGGAGATAAAACAACATTTGATCTAATTCAGGATCGTACTCTTCCATTTCGTAAGTTATTTGGTAATTCATGTAGTTTTTAACACGCTCTGCTTGAGCTGTTACTTCTGGAGTTTCTGCTCCAATGATTGTGGTTTTAACAGGTCCTCCTGCTGGTAACATTTCACGATAAGCCTGTGCTTGGAACTGCGTTACTGACTCAGCTAACAATGGATGCACAATACCAGAAGCACCTTCAAATGGTTCTGATCTATCTTCGTATGTCATACCAAGAAGCTCTAATCCACTTTTGTATTGCTCTTCCCAATCGCTTCTTGAATTAGTATCGTCTTCTATATCTCCAGTTAATTGACTTGATATTTCAGATAAAACATCTTCGTCTATATGATCGGCTAAGTTTGCATCAAAAGGAATGGCTATAGGAGTTTCTGACTCCATTTCCATATCTCCAACAATAGCAGAGCCATCATTTAACTCAGTAACTCCTTCGACCATAGCCTCTGGAGGCAATTCAACTAAATTAGCTTGTAACTCTGGAGCTATAGCGTCTGCTATCCCATTTATATTCTCAATCGCCATTTTAAATCCTAACTAATAGAAAAACCACCACCCTTAACTGCAGCACCCATGCCACGACAAGTCATCTTGCCACCTTTGACTTTACCGCCACCACCGTATTCTTTAACTTTGCCACCCATTTCCATCTTAGCAAAGTCACCGCCATCTATTCTGCCATTTTTGTTTTTATCTAGCTTAAATTGATTGCCAACTAAAGGTTTTGCTTCACCACCGACTCTCATTCCTTGAGGAACTTGTTTTGATTGTCCACCCTTAAAAATATCTCTGTTCAATTTTTTTCTTCTTTCGGTTGCACTAACTTTACCTTTTTCTCCAGCCGCACCAGTAAAACCTTGTTTTGTTAACATATCTGCAACTTTACTAAAGGATGACATTTTATTTTCAGACTTATCTTTTTCTATTATGTCTCTAGCTTTATCTGTTAGTTTCTTTTTGGAAGGAGGATTAGATGTTGCTTCACCACCTAGTTTCATTTTCTTACTTTTAAGAAATTGCTCTTTATCATAATCAGTCATTTCATTTAAACCACCAACAGTGACCTTACCTTTTGCTACAGCTCTTTCTTTTTTTTGTTTTTCAACAGTCTTTTTAAAATTCTTTGGTCTTCTCTTTGGCATTGAAACATCGCCACCGTCTTTGAAATTTGATTTTCCACCACTTTTTCTCATAGTTTTATTTAAACCTGTGTTCATACCATAGCCCATTTCTTTCATTATTTCTTTTACTTCACTTCTATCCTTGCCTTTTGTAAGTTGAGGAAATTGTTTGGTAAACATTGCTCTTATATCTGCCATTGCGTTACCTGTTGTCATAATAAACTCCTATATTGGTTCGCCTGTGATTGGGTTAAGTTGCATAGCTCTTGTTGTATTCATAACCTCGCCACCATGTTCTGCTTTCATAATAGTGTTTCTTTTTATGTTAAATGCACCAGGCTTTTG